TTAGATGTCCAAGCGGCATCTGTTTTTAGATGATTTAAGGTTAAGTTTTTCATGACATTAATATTTCAAATTTATACTCAGTTGCATTCATATCAGACACATATCTTGCTATATGCCATTTTAAACGTTCTTCTTCAGTCATCCTATTCCAGAATGTAAAAGCCCTGAAGCTTTGATTTCTCCTAGGACGACTTTCAACACTGATAGCATGATTAACAAATGATTCACAAAGATTAACAACTTGATGACAATCATTATACAATGGCGCTTCTTTAACAAACAGTCTTTGCTTATCATCAATGATATTACCCTTACTTGTTCTTTCTTGGTAATCATATTGTCCTGGACTTTTTAAAGAACCTGGTAGTTGGTAGCTAAGAGCTACTGATGCATTTTTTAAACTCATACTGGTTTAGGTATTTTTATGTTATTAATAAAAACTTCTGTTCTAGGGTCATCCATTTCCAACATTAAACACTTAGTTGGAGGATTCAAATATTCAACAACAACAAGATCTTTAGTTATTGTTATTCTAGCATCAGGTTGTCTAGGTTTTCTTGATGTGCTAAGTTTTAATTTGTGCATAGTTGTAAGTATTTATACTATTCCATTATTCCACCAACCTAGCATTAAAAATCCAGCAGATCTATCGTTCGGATCATCATAAGCAAACATTAAATCTTGGTTGTCCATATTGTATTTTTTAGTTATTAATTCGATAAATTTGAAACTACTTGGGATTAATCCAACATTAGCACATTCTTCGAAAATGTTATCTTCTGTTAAAAATGTGTCAAATTCTATCTTTTTAACCTCTTTAGTTGAGGGTTTTTCTCCTATTATTATAGTTTTTGTTGCCATAGCGATAAAGTTTAGAAAAAAAAAGAGCGGAGTTATCCGCCCTATTTGTTAATTCTGTTTAGATTGGTTAATTTCTTGGATTGTTTTCTTTAAGTCTTTTTCAAATTTATCTAAATCTTGATAAAACTTTTTATCTTTGCTAAAGACAAAGTAGTAAGTAACAGCAAATATTCCTATAGCAACTCCTACAAGAAGAATAAGGAATAATGCCCAATTGTGCTTTACAAGTGCTGTGTAATTAGCCCAGAATAGTATTGAGAATATTACTATTACAGCGAAACTCCTAAGTAGAGCTTCAATACAAGCATAAAAGTAGGCTTTTTTCATTTTTTGGTTGGTATTAGAATTAGTTCGTCTATATTAGGATCTCTTCTTAGCTCCCAATTAAATTTACCCCTTAGGTAAATTGCTTTATTGGCATAAGTACCGAGAGTTCTTGGGCACAAATAGTCATTAATGAATTCATTTGTTACTTGCACACTGTTATCAGTTACTTCTTCTACATGAAGAATAGAGTTATCATGAACTGTTATATCAGCCACAACTTTGTCAGATTCGTCTTTTATTAAATATTTTTTCATATTGATTTGGTTAATTTAAGTTATCTGAATGCATTATACGTTTACAGTTAGGTCTCCGGGGTAATTGAATACCATTGCGAAAATACTTGAATTGAGGGTATTTGGTGAGAGAGCTAGGTATTAAGGAGTGTTGAGGCACTACTTCTCTTAAACAATGACAAGTAGTGCACTCACTCCAATTAAACCTTAAGGCAATCCAATCGTGATAATAAGCCTTATTCATTACAGTTTTCTAAATACATGAAAATCAATAGTATCTTCAACTAGTTTAATCCTATGATCACCGACTAAGCTGAAGTACTTATCTACTGAAGAATTTGCTGGCTTGTAGAAGAATAACTGACCTTTAACCATAATATTCAGAAGATTATCAAAGAAATTATCTCTGACTTCATCTGATGTGAATGGTTCATAGATATATAGAACTTCAAACTCCTTAATCTCTTCTTGTTTTAGTAGCAATATATTCTTTTTCAGTGTCCTTACATCAAAATAATCATTTGCTATTTCTACAAAAAGAGGTTCTATTTCAAAACCAGTTACATTTAAATTAAACCAAGCAAAATCACGTAAAGCTCTTAGGAATATGCCTACTCCAGAGCCTAAATCGCACAAGCTTGAGATATTATATCTCTCTAATAATTTTAATAGAGGATAAACATCTCTACTTACAAAGTATCCCCATTGGCCTCTGTTATCACCTGATACTTTAGCATGGAAGTTAATATCTTCCAATTTATTGTATTTAGGTACATTCTTAATCAAATTGGTTAAGAACTTTAACATAACACCAATGTATGTGTTTATATACACATTTATATTATGTGTATAGAATAAACTCATTTTTCTTCTTTCAGGAACATCCATTATCATCATATTATCAACTTTTTACTGAAAGAAGTATCGCCCGCTACTTCCTTGTTATTCTAAAAAAACTTTTATGTGTAGTATCCTTTTTGAGTTTAGCTCTAATTATCTCAAATAAAGCTTTATTCCCTAAAGGATTTATAAATAGCCAAGCTGTACAGAATAGAGTATTAGCTACAGGTAGCCATACTAATAAACTGCTTGCCCAATTAGGTTCATAGTTACTAAATATGCCTTGTTCAGAAAATCCATAATGGAAGTAGAGGTATACTCCAGTAACTGATAATAAATACAAAAACACAAGTAATAGTATAGAGGTTAACATTTTACTGAATTAAGTGATCTTAACAAGTCTGATAGATTTCCTTAACTTTTACATTATAAAAGTTATGGATTTTGCAATCATTGTACCTGAAAACTTATATAATTTTACCTGTAATACTCTGGATTTAAGTAGCTTCAGAGCTTCTTCGTAAGAATCAGCTACTACAATGACTACATCACAGCGATGATTACGAGTAAAAAGATATAAATTCATAGTTCAATGATTGTGGTTGTTGGACCATTTACAAATACAAGGATGTCTTTATCTCTTATCGAAGAGAATTTGGATATTTTATCCTGAGTAACCTCTTTCTTAACAAGTTTAAGACTGAGCTTAAACAACTCAAGAATGTCATTGCTTTTAGGAATTTCTATAGTAGCTTTCTTTTCATAAACCTTACTATACTTAGTTAGTGTTTTAACATTCTTTGAATGTCCAGCTGTATACTTCTTTACTTCTTCATATACAGCCTTAGCCATTGTGGAATTAGGTTCAGTAGCACTGATCCAAGACCAACCTTTCTTTCGACTGTACTTTAGTATTCCTTGGTTAACCAAGACAGGACTGAGCATACCAAAGTATGGTACTTTTCTTTTCTTCAACCAACCTGAGAGATTCCATACTGCTACACCACTTGTAAAATTGGTGTAGAGTTGTTTGAGTGTACTAGCATATATAGCTGGTACATTCGATTGTTCGGCATTTTTCTTCATAACAGTGTGATTTTAGTTAAACATTTATTTAGTTAGAGATCATTTAACAATGTTAGAATAGCCCAAACTGTTGCTAGTATTATAGTAATACATCCTAATACTATAGCAATAGCCATAAAGCCTCCTGATGTCCATATTACATAGGCAACACTTACACATAGGAATACTAATATTCCAATAGCAATTTTCTTTTTCATAATAATTTAATTTAGATTTTAGTTTAGATAAAATAATATCTGTGTAGTGGCTTAAGCTCTTCACCGCCGACTCTGTAACGGCTACCCAGATATTACTAACCTAAATCACCACAACTTAAAAGTATAACCGAAATCTAAAGCACTTTCACATTTGTAAAAGTTATATCTAACACTCACATTGAATCCTCTTGGAAATTTAAATCCAAATCCTAATTCAGGAGTGGTATGTTTAGTAAATATATAATCATCATACAGAACTTCATCCCAACAACTATACACTAATCCACCTTGAAGGTATGCTCCTGATTTGTTATGAACAGCTATTCCAATAGATTTTTTATTAAATGTGATATTCTCATCATAAAAAGGCATTTTGTATATACCTTGAGTATAACTACCATAAAATCCTACCTGATGTTTAGGCTGATATTCAATCTTGAATCCTACTGCTGTACCAATAGGTTCAAATACTGCTGATGTAGTTAACTGTTGGCTACTAGCTTTCTGACAATTCAAGAATGCTAGTAGTATAACAGCTATAATTATCCAGAATAAGATCCATTTAGGATCTTTAGACTGATTTAATGATTTTGTTGTCATAATGTTAGTTTTTAAATACATCTGTATAGATATATCCACCTATCAATTCATTAGCTTTAAGTAGGTTGCTTTGAAATTCATTAGCATCCTTTAGCGTTAAGAATACTTTATGATATGTTTTTCTATCACCGTAATTGCTAGTATATACATACCATTTTACAGTATAAGATTCGATTTCAGTGATATCTTTAGTATCACCGGTAGGAATTTTAATTTTTTTAGAGTTTATCATAATTTTGTGATTTAGGTTATGTATTAAGAGTTATAAGTTCTTTTTAATCCAATCATCTATATTTATTTCACCCATTGATTCTCTGGCTGCTCTGCAAAGTTTTTCAACTTCTTTTCTTGTCCAACTATCTTTAATTGATTTAATACTGATAGTGTTGTCTGGATTAAGATGAAGATTAATGCGATAAAATGGAACAGTAGGTGAATTATCAGGTATACTATCATACTCAACCTCAACATCTTCAAGGATATTTCCTTTATTATATTCAGAAACATAGCGTTCAATGAATGATTGAGGAATAGAAGGAACACGATTCCATATATTAGGAAAATAAGGATATCTGCCTTTCATTTTAAGAGAAGAATCAGTTGAGGTAATAACCTTTAACGTATCTTTTCCTGCATGTTTTAATTCATTAGGTAAGTTTTTACCTTCTCTGTTATGTTGCCATACTTGATTAAGCTTAGCATTGTATTTCCAATCTCCATCTTTAATTTCATCATCAGAAATAATATAAAGATGTTGAACTTCAAAATCTTCATGATCTACATCAATCAAAGATTCATCGTTGTATAATGCGCCAACCATACTCTCTACTTGAGATGATTTACAAATGCATAAATGACTTCTAGTTTTACTAGGAAGCATAACTATTTTACATTTTTTATACATGACCTTCTACTATATAGATTATTAACAACATGATTGGTAAACCAGTAGAGAAACCTTGCCAAGGTCCTAATACTATTATTGAGAATTTGTCAATAGGCAAATCATCTTGACGTGTAAGACAAAAGAGAAATCCTATTATGGGTAGATAATACATCCAAGTTTTCATAACTTTATGATTTACAGGTATAAATTAAAACTGTTTTTATTGTCAACTAAAGCTTCATAGAAATAAGCATCATTAACAACTTGTATTAATTCTCCAGGTTCAGCACCTATCATTATTAGTGTAGTTAATACACCAAATGGTCTCATATCCTCTTTTATATTGTATTTAGTTAATATAGAGGCTGATTCAGGATGAAGTTCTATTCTTTTTGTCATAGCTTTTTGCCAAAGGTTAGTGTGGCTGTATAAAGAGTATCTATATCATCTTTCGCAATCTTGTGTCTATAAGTCTTAGTCTTAACTTTAAGACATTTAATTCCCTCTATTCCAAGAGTTTCAGTACGAATAGCATTGTTAATAGTTGCCTGGGCTTCTTTAGCTGTAGTAGCTGTAACATAAATTACTTTAGTGATGTGTTTCATTGTTGTAGTTTTTTGAAGATGTTTTCAAGTAGAATAACAATAGTTGCACCACTAATACCTACTATTAGTATGTAGAATAGCTCTAATCCTAACAGAATAGAGATAATAAAACCTATCCAGGTAGTATTACACACGATACATAGACCAGCTGGCTTACATACATACATTAATTTTGGATGAGTATGTTTAATATGATTTAACCAGTTCTTATAGAACTCAAAGATCATTCCAGGTTCAAGCATTTTATTGAATGCAAAACCTATAAATGCGCTAATGATGGAGAGCCCTATAAGGACTCTCACATCAACTAACAACGAAGTTGGCATACTAGTATTCTACTAAATCAGCATAATAAACTCCTGATTCATAAGCCCATACTTCCTCTTCATCAGCCATTCTGAGCTTATCTTTGTAGATGATATGTGTATTGTCATCAGCTTTCTCTGATGAGTTACGATACACTTTAACTGTATCATTCCAAGCTGGACAATCTTCAGCTACTTCGAGTATTGAATTCTGCTTGATGTACTTAATACCACAAGCTGTTTGTTGGGTTCTTGTTGCTACAACAATAGTACCCTTAGCAATAATTCCGTTCATAAGTTGGTGATTTTAAGGTTATTAATATAAAATTGAGAAAATAACATAAGCTATTAAACTAAGTGCGCTTGCAATAGATACTGCTTGAAGAATTGAAGAAGCTAAACAGAGTTTTAAATCCTTGTCGTAATGTTTAGTGACAAGATGTATTCCGTAGATTGGAATCCATTGGTAGTATTCTGGTTTCATGATTACTTCTTATAAACAAGTTGAATGTAAAACACTAATTCAGGATTATCCTTAACATATTTAGTCATTGCTTTTTCAGCATCTGATTCTGTCAAGTAATGTTTGTAATCATAAGGTGCAACATCAAAATCAAATGCAATTCGCATTATTATATATCTCTTTTTCATAGCTATTTTCCTATTTGAAATGGATATAGAATTGTATCACCGACTTGATATTCATATTTATCAGTTATCCACAAGATGCGATGTCCACTTTCTATTCTACATACTTTATACCTGTAAGTATTAGTATAAAATGATGTATCAGGCTGAGATGTTTGTAATACTACACATTTCTCATTAACTGCTGGAATTATACAACTGCTTACAGTTAATAGTATTAGAACAGCAATAGTCAGTACATATCTAAAGCGTATTAATGCTACAAATCCTGTAACTACGCCAAGTAGAATTACAACAACTACCTTATCTAGTGTGATCTTACCTGATGTTAAGGTAATTGCGATGAGTAGACAGCCTAATAAGGCTATCATACTAAGAAAGATTTTTAGTTTCATATTAGTATCCAAATCTATGCATTAATCTTCTTAATCTTGATTCAGTAGCATGTTCACGCCTGAATTCATTAGAGATGAAAGCGAGATTACTCTCAGCTACTTTTTTCGACACTCTTGGACTTCTGTGAAGTTCTTTAACGTGCCTTTTGTTGTGATTCATGTTTTTGTAGGCCATTTTAATTAATTTAGGATTAATATTCCAGTTAATCACTCTGGACGCACAATGTTTTTCTACTTATCTCTTTATTGAGACCTGTTCAACTTACTAAAGTCTTGAACTTATTTAGGTTCGCTGACTTACGTGAACTAATTGGTACAGGTAAACTACTACAACAATATTACTACTGTTGAGGCATAGATTTAGCTTTCGGTATTATTTAAGAGAGGCATTTCCGATACTGACGCTCTCACTTATCTATGCTGCCACAATTAAGTCTTTCAACACTGCTCCAGTTTGAATTTAATTTTATATAAGTGATTAAACTTATACCTACAGCAGCTTTATATATCTCTACCAATTTAACCATCAGCTTAGGTATTGGTATGATTTATTAAATAATAATCATAAAGTGTCTCGCTCCCTTATTACTAAGATCACGGCAAGACACTTTACTTTCATACAGTTAACAAAGATTAGTTTTTCATATAACCTCCTATTAAGTTTTTAGTCTTATAGCAAAAATTCCTATTCTTATGGCTTATTCTATCGGATTTTCTTTGAGATGTTTATTTATGTCATTTGTTGATAAATAACCTCTTGGTTCTTCTTCCCTGAAATCCCACATTTCAAATGTAGTTATTCCGTTGCCATAAAGACCAATACCACCACCTACTACAGAGATGATAGTTTTACCTTTAGAGTCATTTAATGTCCACTGAGTAGCACCTGGTGTTACTGGATGTGGAATAGATTTGAAATCATTTGGAAATGTCATAATAGTATAATTTAGGTTTAGTTAATCTCCCATATCTACACAGTAATATCTTTTGAACTTATCAACATTGATAGTGTAAGAGCCTGTATAATTCTTAAATGCTCTTTCAAATCCATTAAGAGTATTGTTATTATACATCTTAGTTGCTTCTGATTTGTTATCATTAAGCCAACCAAGATTGGTGTATCCAGCAGCTATCAAGGTGTCTTCAACTTCTCTACCACTGAACATCTCTGAGTCAATCCATTCTTTGGATTCAATCAGATTCAGAATAGTTTTATTCATGACAATATAATTTAGGTTAATGATTATTAGGCATTTTATTTGTTCTTACTCTTTGTAGAACTTTCTTAGTTATTTTATTGTAAGATAGTCCTAGGTCAGTGTAGTATTTAGTCCAAGCCTTATATAACTGGCTTTTATCCTCTTGGTCATAAATAGAGTTAAATCCTAACAACATAGCTTTATAATTTAGGTTAATACTAAGAGTTCCGCACCCTTTGATGTTATCTCAGGGATTGGAAACTCAAAATCGTTATTGTAGTTTAGCTTTGTTATTAAAGGTTAACGCTGCATTTAAACAGATACCATATAATTTCTTTAGATCATCTGTGCTATTAAGATTATCAATAATAGCTTTTTTTAATTCTGCTACACTCATATCTTTAAGAATTGAGTTGTACTGTGCTTGTTCTTCAGGTGTCATAATGAATAAGTTTTTGAGTTTGAGCTACCATGCACCCCTTGTATTTACTACTATTTATACTCTGTAGAAGGAACATTAAAGAGTTATGAATATGTTATGTATAATAATATCATTGAGGATATTGACGTGAAAAAAAAGAGAGCGAAGCTCGATGAATGGCTTAAGGCATTGATTGCCACATCATTAACCACATTATTAACAACAATATTCAACAATTATTAACTATTACCTATTCTCTATTGACAACAAGCTTACAGTTAGCTAACTAATAGAGATAGAATAAGATATAGTTTATAGTTTGAACATGAGCTATAGATATAGATATAGATGTGATGTGGAAAGAGAGTAGCCCCTTAGGAGCTACCCTCATCCAGGAACTACTATTTCCTGACCAGCCCTTCGAAGGACTTCAGTTCAGCACCCCTGTTAGCATCAATAATCCACTTGTTATCCGAACTGACCCTGTACTGTGCATCGAGTGTACCATCAGCATCGGCCAACTCCAACGAAGCAGGCGGAAGGTCATAGCCCTTGAGTGTACCCTCTGCAATGACTTCGCCCTGAGCATTCTTACGCTCTGCATGATACACATGGACACGGCCATTAGCCTCTGCTCCAAGATAACTAACGAGTCTGATCTTTGCACTTGCCTGATTCTTGGTGGCATCCTTTGCAATAACTTCTGAAAATTTCATAACAGTAACGGTTGGTATCCTAACCCTCGCAACATTGTCCGGGTATAACCCCAACCACAATCTATAGGTGGGTGTTTTGAGGCATAGTCCCTCACTTGTGACTATAATAAAATTTTTACAAATACAGTCCCTCACAAGTGACTATTATAATATTTTCCCAAATATCACTCACACCGAATTTATTTTTTTTAACCTGACGGGGGTACTTAATTTCCATAATAATGACGGGGATATCAAAAATAAGTTCCTTTTTATTTGGAATTGTCAATTATTGTTTTTAACTTTGCAGAAGAATTAGAAGCAGTCTTATACAATTAGAATTAGTAGAAACCATTAAAAATTAGAAATTATGTTAACATTAAAAATTATTACAAAGAATATTGATGACATCTCCGAAACCTATATATTCTCAGGAGATGTAGTATCACATACAGAAACCTCTAGTGATAATCATTACTTAGCTAAAGAAAAAGTAGAAGCAAATTCTACTATTTGGTATTTAGGCTCTTTAATCGAAACATCAAGCAAACAAAAATTTACATATTCTGATATATACATATATGATGAAGAACGAGTATGCAAAAATATTATACTAGTAACAGCTTATGCAGATTGTTATATCATGGAAAATGGCAAAACAATTGATAGTTTTTTCTTAAGATACGAACAGTAGAATAATTTGAGACTGCTTTTAATTCTAATTTAAATATTTAATATGGGAGTATTAGCAACGATTGAAAAAGTATTAGAATTAATTCCACTAGAACTTATTGAAAATAGTGTTCTATATGTAGAATTAGATCAAAAATCTTATGATGGTGTAGATTCAGAAACACAGTATGTACAACAAAGTAAAGTACCTGACATAGGATTAAGTAAAGTATTTTCAGGCCCTAACGGACATAAAATTATCTGTGTATTAAATAAGGAAGCAAAATCTAGCGAATCATGCTATGTTGCATTTAGAACTAAATTAATATGAAGAAAGCTTACTATAGAGGAATACCCTGTTATTTCGATTTAGACACTTCAGAGTTAGTAGGAAGAAATTGGTTCTACGACATACTAGTGGACATTAATATTTGGATTGACTTATATATAGTAGATGTTGAATTTTTCCCAATAGAAATAGAAGATGATTGAATTAAAAATTAATCCAGTGCCGAAGCCGAGGATGACAAGAAGTGATGTCTGGAAACATAGACCAATTGTAGATCGCTACTATGCTTTCAAAGATCAACTAGTGAGGTTGTGTAAACTCAATAATTTCGAATTAGGCAATTCGTATAGAGTAGAATTCCTCATCGCAATGCCAGATAGTTGGTCTAAAAGTAAGAGAGAATCTCTACTAGGTAAACCTCATCAAAATAAGCCTGATCTTGACAACTGTATTAAGGCAATACAAGACTGCTTAGTTAAACAGGATCAGAGTATATACTACATTGAAGCTTCTAAGATCTGGTGGGATGAAGGAATTATTAGATTACGTAATTTAAAAGAAGTATGAAATATATCTGTATGAAATGTGGAAAAATTTATGAGGATAAATATATTCCAAGTTACGATAATAGAGGAGATGGATGCTGTACTATAGGTTCCTTAATAGAAGTTGAGCAAGAAGAAGAAAATGTTTATAAAATAATACCCAAGAAAGATGAGAGTGACTATCGACACACAAACTAAAACTGTACATGTGTTACAGAGAATTGAACTAAAAACGCTGTTTTCAGCCTTAAAAGCCCTATTAGGTGATGAATTCGATGACTATGCTATAGACATTAACACAACCTATGTAACATGGTCATATCCATATACTTACTACTGGAAAACTAATGATTTTATACTTCCAGACGGAATAATGACTGTTCCTGCAACATGGCCACCAACTACTACAGGATCAACTAGTTACAACGTTGAGATAAAATAGTTGTCAAAAAATTTGGAAATGTCAAAACGAATGTTTAACTTTACTCCATAAAATCTATATTCATGCTTACACTTTTTTCATAGAGGACAGAACCTGACTAAAAATGCAACCTTAGGAAAGTATTAGGCTCAGCCAGATACCAAAGCAATTTGTGAATAACAGGATAGTTCCTAACACCAAGGTAGAGAAAACCGGAGCTATGACGAGTACAACGATCCCCACCTGCGAAAGTATCCTAAGTAGTTAGTTAAGAAATCACAAAAAAGTGATTTCGAGGGGATTAGTGTTCTGTAATGAGTAGTTAATGAGTAAGAAGTTAAATAAGTTTGAAAAGAATCAATTATATATTAGATTAGGAAGATCTAATAAAGTAGTTGAAATAGCTAATAAATTTAGAAAAAATCTATTAGAGAACGAAACTAATACTGAAGTTGAATTTAAATATATTCTTAGTAAACTTAAGATTAGGTATGAGTTTCAGAAAATAATATACACTAGTAATAAATTTTATATAGTTGATTTTTATCTACCTAAATATAATAGTGTAATAGAATTAGATGGTAAACATCACTATACAGACGAAGGTATTAAAGAGGATAAAATAAGAACTAAAGCACTTAAGAGAATAGGAATAACAGAGTTATACCGCTTGGAAAATTCAGAAGTTTCAGATTGTATCCCTAAATTAAAATTGATTCTTAAGCTAGCTAAATAAGTGTACACACAAATTTGAGTGCCCTAGATCCCCTCTAGGGCATTTATTTTTAAAAATAATTGCCATTTTCCTTGCACATGTCAAAAATTTGACATATCTTTGTATCATAATTAATTTGAATGAAGCAAAGACAAATTTTACTTGACATGGATGGAGTGCTCTCTAATTTTGTAGAGGGAGCAATTGGTCAGCTCAATCGCGAGCTTGCTACGGATCTTACAGTCAAGGAGTATGTTCAGAAAGGTTATGGTTGGAATATGTGGGAACCTTATGAAATAACTCCTAACGCTTGGTGGTCTTTATTGGAAAAAGACCCTAATATCTGGTCAAATCTAAAGCCTTTTCCTTGGGCCAAACAACTCTACAATAAATTAAAAGAGTTTGGAGAAGTAACAATCCTTACTGCACCTTCAGAAAATCCTTATTGTGCAGCGCAGAAAATAGGCTGGCTCTATGGCCACTTAGGTATTAATTCCTCTTCTGTTATGATTGGTTCACGTAAATACCTTATGGCTGGTAATGGTATTTTAATTGATGATTATCCTAAGAATGTTAAGGATTTTACTGAAGCTGGTGGAGAAGGAATTGTAGTTCCGTCCAACTGGAACACCTTAGATTTAACTTTTGATAAGGTATGGGCAAAGATTGATTATTATTTAAAAATGAAAGATTATGGTACAGTCGATAGGACACTTACTAGAGCAAGACAGTAAGAAAGAATTTGTAGTTAAAGATTCTGGAAATAGAATGGAATTTGACTCAGGAATGCAAAGAAATTCTGCTGAAGGTAAGATAGACTTCACTCTTATTCTACCAGAAGGAATTCCTTACGAAGAACAAATGCTATATAGATTTGCTGACCATTTAACTAAAGGAGCTAAAGTTTATAGTGAGAGAAATTGGGAAAAAGCATCTGGAGTTAAAGAGATGACTAGATTTAAGAAATCAGCATTAAGGCACTTCATGCAGTGGTATTTCGGATTTTCTGATGAGGACCATGCTAGTGCTGTCTGGTTTAATATTATGGGTTATGAAACAACTAAATACAAGGTAGAAAATGCAGTGGATAAAATATGATGAATTTAAGTTCTTACAAGATTGGACTAATTATATGCAGTACTTACCAATTATGTTACAGAACGGAACAATTTCATTGGAAACATGTATAAAATTAATAGAAAATTATGGAAAGAATAAAAAAGATTGAAGAATTAAGAGTTAGTGAAGGTTATCTTCTACTTAAATTATACATGAAGAAGAATCTTATCGTAGCTCCAGACTCACCTAAAAGAGAACAACCAGCTGATTTAGATTATGCAGGAGCTCTTGTGGTAGGTTCGCACATAACTGATATTAAAGAAGGAGATATTGTACTAGGATTTCAGCATGGAGATACTTTTAAGTGGAAAGAGGAAATGTATGCAATAGTACCAAGAATGGGAATTAAATTCTTTATTAAACCTGAAAATTTTACAAATAATGGAGGAAAAACCAAGAGAAACCTTAAACTTGAAAACTAGAGACTTCATATTAGTCAATCACGAAACTGAGGAGCGCAAAACAATCACAGTGGAAGAAGATGACGTTTTGGCTATATTTCGAGGACTTAGACCAAGAAATATGTCATACGATGATTTCAAAGCTATTCAAGCTCTACTAAAGAAAGAATTGGCACAATATTTGAAAGGACAAGTTGTTCACTTGTCAAAAGTTAGTGATTCCGTATGGGATCGTTATGTAGAAGGTAAAAAAATTAAACAGAGAGGAAATACTTACAAAAAGAGTGAGCAATAATATTATTATTTATAATTATATTACAACTAATTTAGTTAATGGAAAACAATATATAGGAATGCATTCTACTGATAATATTGATGATGGATACTTAGGAAGTGGAAAATATTTGTTAAGTTCTATTAAAAAGTATGGAAAAGAAAACTTTAAAAGAGAGTTGATTCGTATATGTGAAACAGAAGAAATAGCACATAACAACGAAGCAGACTTAATTAAGTCTTACAACACATTAACTCCAAATGGATATAATATAAGTCCGAAGGGTGGTTGGGGTACAGTAGGATGTCATTCTGAAGAGACTAAACTTAAAATTAGTAATTCTGAAAAAGGTAAGTTTGTATCTGATGAAACCAAACAAAAGATGAGTAATTCTTTAAAAGGCAAATCTTCGAATATGAAAGGTAAAAAACGCAACCAAGAATTTATTTTAAAATTAAAAAAGGCAAACAAAGGTAAGATTCCTTGGATTAAAGATAAACACTTATCAGAAGATGCTAAACAAAGAATAAGAGAGTCTAAACTAGGAGAAAAGAATCCAAATTTTAATAAACATCCATCCAAAGAAACTATTCAGAAAATGAGAGATTCTCAGAGAAAGAGATGGGAATTATATAGATTAAATAAACATTTAAAAGAATAATATTTTATGTCAAAAATAAAAAGTAATAAGAGTGGTGTAATGCCAGTAGTATATGATAAGTTTGACGAATTTAATAAGTTTCGTCAAGAAATCATGGATGAATTCTCGTCAGAAAGCTTGTGGCATAAACAGAGACTTACTCAAACAGCCTTCTGGACCAAATTGGATAAGGACGTGGCTGTACAATATTTTCGTGATGAACGTTGGTTCTTTGGTCTCAAATATTTTGATGAGATTAAATTAGTGGATCATGGTATTGATCCTAAGGGTGATTCAGATTATAATTCTAAGGGTGTAGGTTTTAAAAAATAAATAACTATGTTTTACTTTCATGATGTTTTTCCAACTTATTATGACTACAAGATTCCTATGTGGTCGAAAACTAAAGAACAAGATAATTGTTCTATGGTGGAAATAGCTATTCCTGGTTATGAAAAAGAGGATTTTCAATTGGAAATTAGGCACTCAGGACTGTTCCTTACTGTGAATAAAAACGATAGGATACTATCTTATTCTGTCTGGGATAGTTCATACGCTAGTACTCATGACCTAGATTCAGCGAAGGCTACTTATAAAAACGGTATTCTAAGTATAGAAATACCTAGAACTAAAGCAAGAATTAGAAAGATAGAGGTCAATTAAGACCTCTTTTTTTCTTTTTATATAAAAATAATTGCTAAAAAATTTGGAATTGTCAAAAATAGTATTTACCTTTGTGTCAAAATGAAATATTACAGAGCTTACAGTAATCCTCTAATTCCAATAACGGAGGACAAAATAAAGGCCGGAGATATAGTGTATGATGAATTAGGACGATGTGTTAGAAAGGTATATGTTGAAGATCGTGTCTACTTTGTTGAGATGCTAGAGTCTGTCCTTGTTGAAGGAGAAGTTATGTCAGAACTAACCAAATTGCAACTAGAATTATTTTGGAATTTAAGTAGAACCAAGCTTAGAAAGTATGAAGATCAAACTCAAAGTTACCGAAGACACTTACTTTATTAAGCTTCTTCTAATCTTAGACAACATCCCTCCTTTCAACAAATTAAGGCCGAAAGAACTTGAGATGTACGCTAACTTACTTATGCTTAATCATAAGTATAGAAGTATACCATTTAAGGAAAGAAACACCCTAATCTTCAGCTATGATAACAAAATCCAAATCGCTGATCTTATGGATATAAAGTTATCAGGAGTTTATAATTTGTTGAGCACTCTTAGATCGGTAGGTATAATTGAAGCCGAAAGCTTAATACCTAAGTACGTACTAACAAAGACTAACGAATTAACTTTTATATTTGAAGAAGAAGATGCAGATTAACGATGTTATTGAGAAGATAGTTGAGAAGCCTTACATGATGAGAATGGGAGCATCTAAAGTTGCAAGACAACTAAAGACCACTGTTGAGATAGTTAAAGAAGCAAAGAAGATTTTACATAAGGACAAGTTATTCCGTGATGTTCCTGCGAATAAATTAGATGCACACACAACGCCAAAAATATTATTACTAGACATCGAAACTGCTCCTCTTAAAGGATATATGTGGCGTTTATGGAAGCAAGATATTTACATAGATCAGATTATATCCGAATGGTTCATGTTATCTTTTGCAGGTAAGTGGCTTTTAGAGCCTGGTGTATTCTCGCAGAGGCTAACTGGTGAAGAAGCTCTTAGAGAAGATGATAGTCGTATTGTAGAAACATTGTGGCATTTATTAAATGAGGCTGATGTTGTAATAGGACATAACTGTGAACAATTTGACATTCCTCGTATTAAAACTAGATTCTTATTGAATGACCTTCCACCTACCACATACTATCAACAAATAGATACTAAGAAGGTAGCTAAGTCTCAATTCGGGTTCTCTTCCAATAAGTTAGATTTTCTTGCTAGAATGTTTGGTATAGATTGTAAAATGGATACAGAGTTTGAATTATGGGTAAAATGTATGAATGGAGATGATGAAGCTCTTAAATATATGGAGATATATAATAGACATGATGTAGAGATTCTAGAAGAAGTATACATCCATTTACGTCCCTTTATTAAAGCACATCCGAACTATAATTTATATATTGACTCTGATGTACCTGTATGTCCTAACTGTGGTCATAATCACTTAGAATTTGCTGGCTACTACTACTTCACTCAGACAGGTAAGTATAAGAATTATAGATGTACCAAATGTGGTGCGTTAGCTAGAGACCGTAAATCAGTATTGACTAATAGAAAAAGCATACTAATTAGCAATGGCAAATAGGTGTGTTCGTTGTGAAGCTCTTGGTCGAAAACAACAAAGTAGGAGAGTTCAATTAACTAAAGACAATATACCTCTCTGTGAGGTATGTCTTATTGAAGTAGCTGAAGAAGAAGATTTCTTTAAAAGGGAAGAAGATGCAACAGGAAGTGAAGACCCTTATCAATGATATAGCAAAAGAGTTGGATTTAAACATCTTAGATGTTGAGAAGGCTTTTAATGCTCCATTTGAACTTCAAAGTATTATAATGAAGTATAGGTGTGATAGAGATAAGCAATACTTTCCATCCTTACGAATACCATACTTCTTAATATTTTACTGTCCTGACTGGAATAAAAAACGATTGAAGAAAATACAAGATAAAAAGAATGAGGCTATTCGAAATTCTCAACAGCAAACTGACGATATCAGAAGAAGCGTATCTTCTGAATCCATTTAAGAAACTCTGGGATAGAGATAAAACTAAGGACAAAGAGCGTGCCCTAGCTGAGCTAGGGTATGTCTATTATATAGAAGATTTTAAATCAGACTTTTCAGACATTATTGATGAGTCTGATAGAGTTATGGAAGTTAGAGGTAGCTTAGATCTACCCAAAGGTTGGAAGGAGGATGTTCTTGTCAAAGAAGCTAGGGAATTTTATCGTAAAAGGAGCGAAGAAATTTTGCCTCTATTACTATTGAGGGATGCAAAAACCATAATAGATAAGATGAGGACATTTTACAGAGAAGTGGATTTCCTAGCTACTGACAAGAATGGTAAAGCTACTTATGATATAGACAGAGTGTCACGTGTTATTGAAAGAAGTGGTAATATACTAGAAACTCTAAATAAGTTAGAAGATCAAGTTAAAAGAGACTTACAATCTAAGAAAGATAAGGTAGGTCAAAAGAGCAAGACAATCTTCGAAGATGGAATTGAATAATATACAAAGTCGAATTCCTGAGAAGTTAGATAGAGAGATTCTAGAAGATTTAATGGAATTTTATAGTACTGTAACTTTCATACAGAATCTTACTAATCCACAAAGGAAAAGAGCCAAGGACTTGCCTAAGGATGAGAAAGGTCGTATTATAGTTGATATAACAAATCCGCATATTCTAGAGGATACAGACTATTTTAGACCAGCAGCTATCCATTATAAGAAATTTAAGAAATACACTAATCTATTCCCTAATAGCAGTCCTAACTCAGAGTATCGAAGATTCTGGCGAGAAGAAGCTAGAAGGTGTAGAGATGGTTACGTTAGGGAATCAGATGGAGAATGGATTCCTGGTTCTATGTACTTCTACTTGAACTACACACCTATTCTTAAGAATACTCTTATTAAGGGTACTAAAAGAACAGATAGGGATTGGGACTTTCCTGATTTTTATGATGGTTATTATTTAATGCAACACTATACAGAGCAAGCTAAACTACGTGGAGAGCACTCTGGGGCATTAAAAAGAAGAGGTATTGGTAACTCCTATGGAGCAGGTTCAGACTTAGCACGCATAGCTATACTAGGTGAAAACTCAATTAAGAAAGAAGGTGTTACTGCTTTTGCTATAGCTAGTGAGACAGAGTATTTAGTTCGTGATGGTGTACTTAATAAATTTGTACATACTATCAACTGGTGTGCTAGTAATACTCCTTGGCCACGACTAAAGCTTAAAGACTCTCTTAACGATATGATGTGGACCTACGGTTATGTAGATCAGCAAGGTATAATAAGAGGAACACAAAATTCAATTGTTGGCGTAACTACCAAAGGCGATCCAGACAAAGCTCGTGGTAAAAGGGGTACAATGTACTTTGATGAATGGGGTAAATTTGTAGGATTGCTGAAAGCTTGGAACGTTGCTAAAGACTCTGTAGAAGAAGGTGGATATACGCATAGTACCCTAATAGGCGCAGGTACAGGTGGTACAGCTAGTGCTGACTTTGCTGGTGCTGAAGAAATGTTCTACAACCCAGATGGTTACGGTATCTATGCTTTACCTAATGTGTACGACAAAAATACCAATGGTAAGACAACTTGTGCTTATTTCTTTCCTGCCTATTTGAACAGACTAGGTTTCTATGATAAGGATGGAAATTCTGATGTTGTAGGGGCGTTAATAGACATTATTAAACAGAGGATTAAGGTTAAGTATAATAGTACAGACCCTAATACTTTAGTACAAGGTAAAGCTGAAATGCCTATAGTTCCTCAAGAAGCGATAATGCGTAGAGAAGGTAGCATATTTCCTCTTAGTAGTCTTAAGGACTACTTGGCAGAAATAATAGTAGATCAACCTAAATTCACTAAAGCACATTATGTTGGTAATCTTAAGGTTACATCCTCAGGGAATGTGGAATGGGATCTTAGAGAATTACATCCAGTCCTACGCAACTATCCTCTCAAGGATGAGTTAGATAAAGTAGGATCGGTTGAAATATTTGAAATGCCTCACAGACTACCTGATGGCAGTATTCCTAGATGGAGATATATAGCTGGTATAGACCCTATTGACTCTGATGAAGGAGTCTATACCGAGTCACTTGGTAGTATATTTATCTTCGACTTATGGACTGATAGAATCGTGGCTGAGTATTCTGGTAGACCTCAACGAGCTACTGAATTTTACGAAGTCTGTGTGAAGATGCTTAAATTCTACAATGCGATAGCGAACTACGAAAATAATATTAAAGGCTTCTTTCAATATTGTGATGCGACTAGGAATTTACAATACTTGTGTGATACTCCTATGATACTAAGAGATATGGATTTAGTCAAGAGTTTTGGGTCAGGTAATCAAGCCAAAGGATGTCATGCTAATAAGCAAATAAATGCTTGGGGTAGAAAGTTACAGGCTGACTGGATGGTTAGTGATGCATTTACTCCTCAACTAGAACCTAAATATGATGTTAATGGTAATTTGATTGAACCTCCAAAAGCATTAAATCTACATAAGATCAGATCAATTGGGTATTTAAAAGAACTACTTGCTTGGAATCCTGATGGTAACTTTGACCGTATATCTGCTATGGGTATGGTGATGAT